GACCTTGTTGTGGGTGGCCGTCCGGTCGGCGCTGGTGCGCCGAATGAAAAGGACGGCGTAGCTTTCCGTGACTACGCCGTCCGGTCCTTTATTGGCCGTTCTCCCCCCGGCCACTTATATTTCATCTCTTTTTAATTTGGAGAATTTTTCTTGATTTTTTGCGTTGATGTTGTTATAATGTTCTTGCAGACTATAGCCGTGTTGTGCGAGCTGAGCAAATAGAGCGTCGTTGGCGATTTTCCGCCGTCTTCTCTTTATTTCCTTGAGTTCGTCCGACTCGGCTTTTATTATTAGAGCTTCGTAATCCTTTTCTGTTTCGGCGTTTAGTGGTTCGCTGTTGCTGTGTTCAAGATCAAAGAGCTTGTCGAAGTATGCTGGCGGTTTACATCTTTTTCCCTTACTCAGCTGGATACTGTCTTTTTGGTATATCTCATCTTTATGGTCTTCGTAGTATCTCCAGCCGATTGATGGTTTTGTGCTGATTCTGCTATCTTCTTCCTCGATACACATATCGAGGAATTTTTCTTTTGCTTCGCCATATGCTTTTTTGGAACAGTATGCTGCTGTATATGCCATGTCGTTCCATTCTGCCACTCCGATAATTACGAAGCCTTTTTCCCATATCTGGTTGAGCCATTCACAGGTGTAGTATACTCTGCCTTTCTGTTTTTTATACACCTTCAGTTCTTTCGGGTCTATGTATAAGCTGTACACGATCGCGTGATAATGCGGTCTGTGCGTTTTCGTGCCGTATTCTCCACCAGCGTAGTACATGAGTTTATTTTTCATGCCTACTTTTTCATCATAGACTTGGTACATTCTTTCGTGATACTCTGTCCACCTTCTCAGCCTTTTCCAGAATGCCGTTAAATCATCATAGTCTAGTGTCAGGTTCGTTGTATACTCTCCGCTTGGAGCTTTCAGCACTCCGTTTTTGTCGATGCCTTTGCCTCTTTCGATGTTGATTGGAACGTGCTTGTTGTCGTACGTCAATGTTAAGAACCAAGCCTGATCGTGATACGGTAATTCCATCTCCATTCGATTTGCCCAGCTCTTTCGTCTATCCAAAATGCATCCTTGGCAATGTTTACAAGGACATATTACAATTTCGCCGGTTTTGATTTTTGCTTTGACTTCTCGTTCTCTTCTGCGCTGCGTTGTTATGTCGTCAGCTGGCGCTGTGTTCGGCTTGTTCGACATTCCGTATTTGATATAGCGTTCTAGTGAACTGAAAAAATCGTCTCCGTTTTTCTTCGCTCCGAAGATCCTAATGTTGGGTCTGCCACATGGCATGGATGTTTCACCTCCCGGGGTCCCACTGGGGGGAAATGTCCCTCTTGATTACATTTCCCCCCAGTGACACAAAAATGCGCCTGACGGTTACTGTCGGGCCTGTATTTTTGTTGCATTCAGTTTGCACGGCGAAGCCGTCAAACGGTGGTTAGTCGCTGTATCCAAGGATTTGTGCGAACATATCTATTGCATCTCTTACAATGTCGCTGTCCATGTACTTGTCTCCTGTTTTATGAGCCTCTATATATTTCAGCTCGTCTATCTGTTTTTGCGTTAGGTTGATGTTGATCCTCTTTGCAATCTGACTCTTCATGGTTAGCCTCCTATAGCTAAGTGTGTGATTGGTACACTCATAATATACACCTCTTTTCTCCACTTGTCAACTACTTTATGGTAACATCGGAAGACCCGGCAGTAAGCCGAACTGGCCTTTTCCTCCAAGGCCTGCGTCAAGTCGCCCTTCGTTTTTGAACTCGTGGCCTTTGGTTTTTTGCTCCTGCTGCGTGGTGCTGTCTATCCGCTCGCCCAGCTGGCCTACGGTTTTTGCGCTGCTGCTTACGGTTTGCTGTTGCATCTGCTCGAGGTGCTCAGCTGTCCAGTAGTCAGAACTTTGTTTCGCGTTGTTGATGGCCGTCTGAAAGTTTTGCACGATCTGTGCGGTGTTGTTGCCGTAGTCATACATTGCCTGCATGGTCGCGTTTTTGGCTGCTGGTGCTGCCAGAGCCTGAGCGTGTGCGAAGGTCTGACCGCCACCGAGACTTCCATATCCTCCTGATGGCGTCTGCGCCCCATAGCCGTTATAGGCTGCTAAGATAGGATTCAACCCCGCTGCTTTAAGGTCTGCCACGCCTCTTTGATAGCTGGTATTTGCCATTCGCTCTTGCCAGTCTCTTTGTGCTTTGGCCTCAGCTGAGTTATACCGCATTGCGCTGGTTTGGCTCGCTGCGCTCATTGCATTGGATGCTAGAGCGTTTCCCATGTTGAGAAGATTGCCCATCATCCATGTACTGGTCTGCAAGTCGTTGGCAGTTTTTGCGTTTGCTGCGTTGAAGTTCGCTGCGCTTTGAGCGTTGTTGCCTGTCGGTGTTCCGAGTGCTGTTGACAGCAGATTTCCCAGTGCGCTTGTGTTGCCGGTCTGGACGCTCCCACCTGCGCTTGTAGTGTCCTGTGCGGTGCTTCCCATGGTCGTACCGCTTTGGATTGTGTTTTGCATTGTGCCCTGCTGTTTTGCGCTGGATGTGCTCCCTTTTATGCTACTGTATATGCTGTATAATGTGTTTGCTAGAGTTAGGCCGCCTTTGATAAGGCCCATTAGCCCGATTGCCATTGTGCTACCTCCTTAGATGGTATCAAGGCCCGGGATGCTGTAGATCGGCATTGCCCTTGTCCACGTCTGGTCGAAGTAAAAGTTGCAGATGAATTGACGGCTGTTGTCGCTCTGGACGGCGATAGTCCGGTCAATGTTTTCTGTGCCCTCTTTAATCCAGTCGCTGGAGAGAGTTGGCAGACTCGTGTACTTGTCGGCGTAGTGCCAAGCATCCAGAGTCTGAGCGTAGGTGCTGCGCATTTCGCCTGTGATCATGTTTGTCCGGTATCGGTAGTCTGCCCAAGCTTCCTGATAGCCGAATACTTCTTCGTCCTGTGCGTTGCCCTGTGCGTAGATTTCCTGATTGAGCACCGCTTGCTCACCGAGGTTTGCAAGCATCGGGTCATAGTAGGAAAAGCGTGTGCTGCGTGTCCACAGCCGGGACAGGCCCTGCTGATAGCTGTGATCAACTCGCACCGCTGCCAGACCGATGATGAAGCCATGCTCCGTTGCCGAGTAGGTAGCCATATTGCGCGACATGGTCGTCATGGAAAATGCTGCCGTGTTGCCCTGCGGACTCGTCGAGTCCGTACTGGATGTCTGAATGACCTGATTGATGTTGATAGGCAGTCGATACCCGCCAATGTATTCCGATCTGTCAAGTCGTGCATCCGGACTCGTTACACCCCAAGCACCCTGTAAGATTTCTTTGTACCGTGTGCCGGTGCGTGCATCTCTTTCCAAGATGTGCTGCACTGCAATAGCCTGTCGGAGTTCGTTGATGCTGACCGCGTTCATATCTACTCCGAGTGTTACTTTTGCCAGATTTCCCTCTGCGTCGTTGTACCGGTTTCCGTTTCCGCTTCCTTCGCTCGTTATCGCTGTAATCTGGTTGTTTGTGCTTCCTGTTGTGTCGTTTGACCAATAGTTGTTTGGGCCGAAAGCAAAGCTGTTTGGCGAGTATTTATAGGCTGGCGTACCATCTTCCAGTAATGGCAGCACGTTTCCATTCGATGTGTTGATTTTTACCTGATCTCCTTTTTGCGGAGCAGGCAGGCAGCTTGTGAAGTAGTCTTTGTACTTACAGACTTTGAGCGGCAGGCCTCCGGCTTCGGCGTCGGTGAGTGCCGCTCCTGCGTTGCTTCCTGCGGTCGTGGCGTCCGTCTTGCTCATCGTGACAGGCTGCTGCAAATTTTCGTCTCGAAACCATTCGTTCCAGATTTTGACATATGCTCGGAAAGGCAGGCTGTTCACCTGAAGGTTTTCTATGCCGGTCGGAATGCCGAAATAATCCGCCAGTGTGCCTACGTTCCAGCCGCCAGTCGGTGCGGTTGTTTTCGGAGTTGTGTATTCTACCTTTTCTGCCCAGAAGGTCGAGTCGTTCTGACCCATGAGGTTTTCGAAATGCTCCCACAGCAGCCGCGACGGTACGAAGAAGAAGTAAAAATCACAGTAACAGTTATCCATGACAGGATACAGCGGAGTGCTCATACGCATCAGCGCATTGAGATCGATTTTTGCCGTGTCTGCCGGGAGTACCTCGTCACAGTAGATCGGGATGAGATCGCCCTCGTTCATGGTCGTCAGCAGGCTATAATCCCGTTTGAATCTTGCACGCGGCACGTTTGCATGAGGCACTTGGCTGTAATGCTGTTCAGCGTTTCGGTTCATTCTTTATTTTCTCCTTTCTGCACAGTTTCATCCGTGCCAGGATTGGGCTTTTTTTGTTCATCCTGCTGAATTTTGAAGCCCATCTTGCTCATCCAGCTTTCTTCACCTGCGGTTGCCATCCATTCTTCGACGTTCATATTGAACTTTGCCCGGATAGCAAGCGGCAGCTGGTCGAACTGTTCGCGTTTCTCTTTCATCAGGTTAAGGTATTCGGTGTAGGTCTGCGGTAACTTGCTGGTATCGATGTACCAGCCCGGTTTTGCCAGCACGCTTTCGTCACCGGCAGCGTACCGGCTCAGGATTGCCATGACGTCACATTCGTCTTTATAGCTCTGGATTTTTTCGTATGTGTCCACTTCGCCGACCTTTTCCAAATATGGCTGTCCTCGGTCGTCATACCGCTCTTTGTACTCCGGCTCAAACCGGCTGCCCGGGTTGTTCGGCAGCGCCAGTGGTTTTTCGTCCTCGTAGGGCTTAAAGATTCTTACTCCCATTGAGCTGCTCCTTTTTCATGAGTTCGATGTTGTACATGAGCATTGGCAGCGCCAGCGGCTTGATCTGGCCGCTTTCGTTGTCGTACTTGCCCAGAAGATAGACTCGCTTATCCTCGCAGTCGGCTTTCTCCATCTCCTGTGCCATCCACTTAAATGTCCGATCGGCCACTTTTTCGTTGACCACCATCAAGTTGCCGAAGATGCCAGACAGTTCGTCTTTTACTGCGTATACCTGAAATTCCATGATGATTCTCCTTTACAAACGGATGCCGCCGCGCGACGGCTTCGGATTGACGTTGATTTTTTTCGTCTTCTTTGCGGTATTGGTGAAGACTTTCTTATCCTTTTTCGGATTGACCGGCATTCGATGTGCCATATTACTCCTCCTTATCCAGACCCATGGCGTGGTAAATCTTGTCCAGCATCGCAAGGATCTTCCTTAGCTGATTAAAAATTCCGCGGATGTCTTTCAAAGTAATCATGGCAACACCTCCTTTCTTTCCATATTTGTGTGCAAATAGAAGGTTTCTGACAGTGGAGGCAGAGCATTCCTCCTTTACATTTCGCTGCCAGTCCCCTCATGTCAATTTTACCAAAAAAAAAAAAAACGCAAGGTCAACTTTCGTCAATCTCACGTTTTTTGGTTTATCTTTCGTATTCTTTGAGTTTTTCACAGATTGCGTTTGTCCATTCGTCATCCATGTTGTACTCTTCTTTTATCTGCTCTCGGTCTTCGCTTCTCCATCCACCGTCGTATAGTGCTGCTGCGCAGTTTTCAACTTCTTCTTCATAGTAGCTTTTCATGGTGTGCCTCCTAGTTTGTGGTGTGCTCTTCTTACACCTTTATTATACACCTAAAACATACACTTGTCAAGTAGAACTTTGTCTAGATGGCCGTCCGGTCGGCGCTGGTGCGCCGAATGAAAAGGACGGCGTAGCTTTCCGTGACTACGCCGCCCTGTGTCCTTTATTGGCCGTTCTTTATGCTGATTTTCGGTTTTCTCTGGTTTATCCCCGCGCGAGCGCGAGATCTCTTCCCGGATGAGTTTTTTAAACCTTTCTTGTATTTTCTGCTCTTCTTTGTTATAATACTCTTGCATGGTTAAGCCGTTGTTCTTTTGTAGCTTGGCAAAGAATGCGTCGTTCGCTTTTCGGCGTCGTTCTCTTTTTATTGCCTTTAGCTCACTAGACTCGGCTTTTTCTATTGTCTCTTCGATGCTCTCCATTTCGCTTTCCGTTAGTGGCTTTGCGTTGGAGTGCTCTAAGTCAAATAGTTTATCAAAATATCTTGGCGGTTTGCAAATCCTTCCGTTTTTCAGCTGTATCTTATCTCTTTCGTAGATTTCCGCTGCGTGTTCATAGTAATATTGTTCTCCTATTGCTGGCTTTAGGCTCATATTGCATTTTTCTGGTAAAATGCCCATTTCTTCGTAAAATTTCTTACCTTCCTTTCCGTATACCTTTTTCGTGGTGTATCTTGCTGTATAGGCCATTGCTTTCCATTCGGCTGGTGCTATGACTACATGACCCTTTCCCCAGATTTTTGTTATCCAGTCTACGTTATAATAGATTGCTCCGTTTCTCCTTTTGTACTCCTTCATGTCGTCTTTTTCAATTGGCAGGTCATATACGATCGCATGGTAGTGCGGTCGGTGTGTTTTTCCGCCATATTCCCCGCATTGGAAGTACATCAGTTTTCCTTTGTCAAGTTCATGGTATTCTAGATACCTTCGCAGTCTTTTCCAGAATGCTTTCATATCCTCATAGTTGAGGCTGTAATTTTCAACAAGTACTTCGCCTGTTCCTTCGTCCCATGTCATTCGATATGGGACGTTTTCATTGTCGTATGTAAGAGTTAGGAACCACGCATTTTCATGATATGGCAGTTCCATTTCCATCCTGTTCGCCCAGCTGGATGCTGCTGCCATTTTGCACGCTGGACAATGTCCGCATGGCAATAGCTGTGCTTCTTCGGTTTTCAGCATTTCTAGGAGTTTCTTTTCTTTGCCGAGTTCGCCTTTTTTGCTGTTACCGTTTTGGTAGTATTTACCAGTTCTGGACAGGTACGCTTTTAGTGATATGATCTGTCCGGTGTTGAGTCGGACGAGTGGTCTTGTACATGACATATAGTTTCGCTGCGCCTTCCCCTCCGCCCCCCGCGCCCCCCCCCCCCCCTACTCTTATTCACGCCTGGTGAGC